TGAAATCGTTAGTGCCACGAACCGTGTGCTTGGAGTTGTACCCTTGCCCACGGTTCGTGGCATTAGAGAGATTAGGACGCAAGTTAAGAAACTCGCGCGCCAGTGTGGTAAGCTCGTCCCATGGGACCTCGAAAGGACTACTGAGTCTTTTCGAGGCCCTAGAAAGCGACGTTACCAACTGGCCCGCGAGAGTCTTAACCAGAAGGGTTTAAACCGCCGTGATGCTAAGATTTCCTCCTTTGTGAAAGCGGAGAAGTTCGATCCAGCGGTTAAAACCAATCCGGATCCACGCATGATACAAGCGCGCGACCCTAGGTATAATTTAACTATAGCACAGTTTCTTCGCCCTGTAGAACATTTTATATATAATTTAGTAGGGCCAAGTGGAGGACGGATGGTTGCCAAGGGGATGAATCAGGAGCAACGAGCGGCCACAATCATCGAGAACTTTAACGCATTTAAAAATCCTGTGTGTTTCTCCCTTGATTGTAGCCGCTTTGATAAACACGTTAGCTTCCCGATTCTTAGTCTCGAACACCTATTTTATCGTATGGTGTTGCCCAATCACCCTGTTTTAAATAGGTTGTTAGATTGGCAGACGATTAACAAGTGTCGTACCGCCGGTGGTGTTAAATACACCGTTTATGGTGGACGCATGTCTGGAGACATAAATACAGCCCTCGGCAACTGTCTGTTAGCCATCTTGATGGTATTATCTGCCATGAAGATTCTTAGGATAATAAAATTTCGTATTTATAATGACGGTGATGATGTGCTTGTTTGGGTTGAGTGGGAACACCTTGCTTTAATAAAAGAACAGCTCGCCAAAACTTTTCTGGAGTTTGGTCAGGAGCTCAAAATCGAAAACATCGCCCGTAAATTTAGCGATGTTGTCTTCTGCCAATCACGTGTGGTTTTTAACGGCATTAAACACGTGATGGTCCGCGACTGGCGCAAAGTTCTATCACACGCCTGCTGTGGCACTAGGCATTGGAATGACCCTAATATGGTCAGACCGATGTTTGGGCTCGTCGGCAGATGCGAGTTAGCGCTGGGAGCGGGCATACCAATTCTACAAGAGTTTGCACTTGCGCTACAACGTCATTCACGTGGCGCGGTTGCTAAGCTCGTTAACGCAGAAGCCGGAGTTCACTTGCGTCTCAAGGCTGAGGTCGGTGACGCTGTCGATCAATTTATTGAATCGGCGCGTTCCCGACCTGTTAGTCATGAGGCTAGGGTGTCGTTCCGAGCAGCGTTTGGAGTGGAATTGTGGGAGCAGGAGGCTATCGAGGCTGAGTTGAGGTCTTGGACGGTTAATAATTTACAATCTATTACCGTTCCCCCTGAGAGGGACCACACCTGGCTAAATTACTCGGGAATCCATTCCTGGATCCCAAAACTGCATTAGGATATGTAACCTTAAGGGTCGGGGGGCCCTGGGAGGCGATATAATGCGGCGCTAGGGTCTACCAAAAATATATAGAGCTGTGTGTGCGTATATTTAGATAGCCCACTTGACTGGCGGGGGTGCATGCTTAAGGTTTTCAAACCCATTAGGCTCGCATGCACTCTATTTAAGAAAAATTATTCCTCTTAAGAGCCC